AGTGGAGTGGTGGGTCTAGGACTGTACCGTAAGCGCAGAACGAAAGCAAGGGCTTTGGGCGTGCCGAATGAGCTTTACTGACAAAACTAAACCTGCTTATCCAGACAACGCGAAAAACCACGACGCGTTGGCTAAGTATTACAAAGACGTAGAAGCTACGTCATTGTTAACAGCGGAAGCAGAGCGGGTACTCATAGTTGAGTATCACGCTAATAAGAGTCCCAAAGCTCGAGATAAGATAATTCAAGGAGCGCTTCGTTATGTTATTGCTGAAGCGCGAAAACATCCCAGGGCTTTACAAGACAAGTCTGTTTTAGAAGACTTGATAGCTGCTGGAAATATAGGTCTAATAAGAGCACTAGGTAAGTTTGACCCTGATGCCGGCACGCGGTTCTTGACGTACGCAGGGTGGTGGGTACGTCATGAAATGCGAGAAGAGAGTCGTCGCATAGGAATGTTTCATATACCCGCGCATGCAATGGCCAAAGGCGTCAGGGCGCCTACGCCAGTAGAACTCAGCGAGCAGGTACTTACAGACCTTGTCGCCGCTGATAACTCAGCCGAGCTAGCTTTTCAACAAACGTTAGACGCTCTACTGAGTTTTGATATCTTGAGTGTACGAGAAATATTCATAATAAAAGCGTGCTACGGCATACACACTCAGCCTAAGACGCTAAAGCAAATAGGTAAAGTATTAGACATAACCGGTGAACGTGTACGGCAGCTGCGCGAGTCCGCATTACACAGACTTCGCGCAACTGCCGCCACTCACGGTCTTACTTTTTAAGCATTCTTAGGAGGACGCCCGCGCTTCTTAGGAGTAGCCGAGGGCGTTGCGGTCTTGTCCTTGGGAGGACGCCCGCGCTTCTTAGGAGTAGCCGAGGGCGTTGCGGTCTTGTCCTTGGGAGGACGCCCCCGCTTCTTCGGCGCAGCTGCGTCTTCATCAGAAGACGCTGCCTTCCGCTTAGTGACGTAGTCAGCATCCAGGTAATTCTGGTTCTTCTCCAAAGCGGCGAAGTCAAAATCACCTAACGCCACGCGGATACCCGCGGCCACTCCGTTATAGAAGTTCTTATCTTCTTTGTTTGCGATATTGGTGGTAGCGTCGAAGCTTGCGTCATTTACGTACTGCGCAAGATTTCTAACGCTAGGGCGTCCGCGGTTGGTGTAGTTTCTACGTGATCCCGCGCTCTCAGACGCCTTCTTAGCGATTTGACGCGCCTCTGTCCGTGTCTCGGCACCAAGTATTTTGGTGACGATGTCCCCTTGTGCTTCCTCAGGGATGTCCGCGATGTGCAGAGCCTGCTCTAGCGTCAGATTGCTTTCTCTGAACGCTGTCCACGCAGTCGGGCTGAGCTTGGTCGCGACCTTGTAGTGATAGCTAACCCACGACTGCGGGCGGCCCAACCGTGAACCGATGTCACGCTGCTCAAGACCGCTATTGACCATTTTCTTGATGGCCGTAGCAATCTCATGCGGCTTAAGCTGTTCACGGTCGATATTCTCTCGAAGGTTCTTCTCTCGAAGATCTTCAAGAGTCCCGTCATTGAGGATTACGTCTAGAGTATCGAATGCCTCAGGCCCCAGCTCTGACCGGATCTTGGCCAGCGCTGCGTACCTACGAAATCCGTATACAATGAAATACTTGCCGGGTTCCGCTTTCTTCTCGGTTACACCGATCGGCTGAAGCAGCCCTGTCTGCTTTATGCTTTCGGCAAGTCCGTCTATGTTGTCGTAATCAGTTCTTGAGTTAAAAGACTGATCGCATACAAGATCATCAAAGTTTACGCTTATGGTGCGCTTTTTGGACATTAGTCTCCCTTTCTAGGAGTTCTACTAATAAATCAATCTGTGCATCTATTCGAACATACTCAGCACTGTCCACGTTGCGCACATAGCGCAATTGGTTTTTCAGCTCTGTCAGCTTGTCATTAAGTGCTAAGATATTGCTAGGTTCGGGAGATTTTACGGTCGAAGCAACAATTGAATCAATCGCAAGTGCGACGTTCGACTTATTATTTAAGCGCAGCAGAGCACTGACAGTGCCCGCTAAGTTGACAACAATATCTAATATTTCTTTTCGAAAAAACGTCTGGCCATCGATATTGAATGCCCAGCCCTTAGAATTGTTGTCTCTATTTTTATAGAGTCGAAGTGCCGCTGATTCTACCTGCGATCTTGTAACCAAGAGGCCTCCTCTCTCACTTTATCTTTGTCGATAACAGTGAGATTGAGTGTGGGTAGTGCCATCCCTTCTAACACGTCCCCAATTGCCTGGTGAAACTCCGTAAGGACTTCCTCTCGCGGTCGCTGCGTAGCCACGCTTACGATATATAGCGCTCTAATGAGGCTCAACCGTTGCGTTGCTAAGTTCCAATCATCTAGGCCGCGAGATGACATTACTGAGCCTCTCAGTCTTCGTGTGTGCTTTTTTCAAACGGTAAAGACCCGTGCGTTTTACATATACGCACGGATCCGTGTACTGCTAACGGCGCATTGCATAGCGGACACTTTGAAGTGTCGCTAGCTTGCTTACCGTTAGCAGGCAGCGTTTCTACTTGTTTAACTCCGTATTTTTCCATCACTCAACGTCTACAGTTACGCTGCGGGCTCTTTTACCAGAAGAACGCTTTTTATTCGCTTCAGGAGCAGCGTCCCCCTTGAAAACATCAGAGAGCGTAAGATCGTGGAGCAGCTTAAGCACTGTAGCATCTTTAGAAGGAGCTACGGTATTGAGTACAACACGCTTCCCTCTGAACATTACAACTAAATCAGGCTGTTCAGGAGGTAGCCCTGCAAAAAAGTCCGTAATAGCTTGCGTGCAAGCCTCTTTAGTCTCTCGCACGGTCTTGTAGGCTGCAGCCTCTTCCAGTGTCATCTCTACGCGCTCTATACGGCCAGTGCGCTCACAGTACACGGGTACTTCTACCTTAAAATTACTCACGCGAACCCTCATCTTCGTAATACGTAGTTGCTTGTAATTTCTCAAGCGGCAACTGCGCTCGAGAAACCAGTTCTTGCACAGCCTCTAGCGTTGCGCCAGTAGCTAAATAACTACGTATCATGTTTTCAAGTATCGGCGCAATGGCTTCTTTACGCAGCAACACTGACACCAGCGGTGTCCGTCCGTAAAAGTCTGCGGCGTCTATCTGCACTCCGTCGGGCGCCCCAGAAAAATTATCTGCGTCTTTCCTATACTCAGATACGTTTAGCCGCCCATGAGGATGTCGTAATCCCGGTGTGCTCTTAAATAAACGTATCTCAGACTTAACTTCGTTAGGTCGTAGCGGTATTGGCTGGGAGATCTGTTCCCGGATGACCTGAGGTAAACGCCTAAGGTCAGGTCTGGGCCCACCAGGCCATCTGGGATCGTGCATTACCGTTTCCTCCCTCTACAGTCAGCCCAGTAGTTACACCATTTTTCGGTGCACCACCAGTTTTCTGGATTAGTCCTTCTGAACCTACCTGCCGCAATATCAGCAGCTACGTCAGCGATCACGTCTACCGCATGTAACGCCTCTGCTCGCGTTCTGTACGATACGGTCCTAATGTAACGCGCAGGCAGTGTTTTGGTAGGCTTTATTAGCTGATCCAGACGTACTTGGGGTTTGCCCAGCACATGCGCGTATATCGACAGCTGTAAGCTGTTATCGGTATCTAGCTGTGAGGCCGCTTTTGACTTAGTCTTAAGATCTGCAATTCCGTGTTCTTCTTCTAAGTCAATTACGCCTACAAAGGGCACGGGATCCGCGTTGATAACCGGAAGACGTACCTTAAACTGTTTTTCAGCAGCTACAGGCTTAAGAGGCTCTATGAGTTTATTGGAATCGTCCGTGCCGCCGAATACAGCTAAGGAATGGTATTTACGCACCATGCGGACGCCTGCGTCTTTGAGGGCGCCCTCCGTACCGTCTTCTTCACTAAGCACGGCGTCTTTCATCTCTACCGCATGCGTGTCGGCGTAGATTTGCACTACTTCTTCAGCGCCCAGCGGTTTAGACTCTATCATGCTTACGTGCAGCAGCTCAGCCGCCTTGTGGATGCTACGCCCCTGCGCAGCCGCACCTGACATTTTTATAGGCTGTTCAAGCACGTATCTACGGCGGTATGCTTCGCCGCATTTAAGGTATTGCGTTACCTGCGATACTGAGAGGTATCCCTTAGGTAAGTTTCTAGAATAGAAATTGTCTTCTTCAGCAGGGACTATGCCCTTTACGTCTTTCGAATCATCTTCATCTAGCATTAGCTTCTCCTATTTGACTTAGTCTCTAATGATCTTGAAGTATTTAAGATTTCTTGTAATTCTCTAGACGTTTCTTCTAACAATTCATCACGACTGGGCACAGACCCGTGTGTAGTAGGGTCCATCAGGTCGGACAGACCTAGTCGGGGGTTGTTCTTAGATTTAACACTTAGGGGAGTGTCTGGGGTGGGTGCCGGAGGTTCCACACGGACAGGCTCTTCTGTTCGGTCTTGGGGCGGCGGCTCTGGCGCAATCGGCGCCGCTGCGGGAACTGCTTCTACGTCGATACCCTGAGGAAAAACAGCCTCAAAAGCGCCGCACAGCTCAGCTAAGTTTTTAACTTCAAAGCCTTGTGCATTGAAGTACTGGTTTAACATATCCTTTACGTCGCTAGGTTCCAAAATAAGGTGTATCTTCACGGTATTAACCTCACTTTAGCTGTTTCTCTCAGCATCTTACGGTCGTAAATGCAGAGCGGGTCATATAGCTGAATACCTGCAGACGCACAACGCTTAGTGAATTCAGGGCATGTCGCGCATATTGAGCGCGTGGTGACAAGGTGCGAAAAATCCATCTTCTTGTCTAACGCAGCCGCCTTACTCTCATCTAATGTGTGCAAGGCCAGAAGTCTATACACGGTGACTTTGCGTTTTTGCCCTATACGATAATTACGATCTAGAGACTGCAGATAGTGCTCTAGACTCCACGGCAAGTTGTAATATATCATGTAATTAGCAGAGTTAAGCGTGATTCCTATGCCTGTAGAAACCTGGCCTAAGTAAACTCTGCAGTTTTTGTCCTTATTAAACGTATCTTTAGCGTGGTTTTGCTCGTGTGAGCTACAGCCCCCTTCCACACGCACATAGTTATACTTGTTCTCTTCAAGAACTTTTTCTATGCTGTCTAATTCTGCTGTGTAGTTAGACCAGATTATTACTTTATTATCCGCTTCTTGAAGCAACTCGTCTAATAAACTTTCTAGCAGCTCTAACCTAGCGTTATCAGAAAAATACTCTACGACGTTGCTGGGCGCTGCGGGAACCACGGCGCATTGGGCAGTGTAAGGCTGTACGCCTTCCTCAGAACACAAAGCTACGCGCGGACAGCCATCGCACAAACGAGGATTTCGAGTAGTCTTATACAAAAACCCGCTAGCAATTTGATCCAACTTATTTAGCAGAGTAACGTTCTCAGGCGTAAGCACATGCGGCACAAGCACAGGCCCCGCCTTGTGGTCTAGCTCGTTTGTTTCTATCTGTTGCTGTACGCCAAAGCCCGCCGCATCTGCGCGGTCTTCTATTAAGCTGTTGTACGCTTTTTTCTGTACAGTAGATAGCGCAAAACGCTTGTCTATTATTTGCTGATCAGGAAGGTCTAAGCATTCTTCTTTTGTTTTACGTAAACAAATTAAATTTACTCGCTTGTTGATTATCTCTAAGTTCTTGAAGCCAAGAACCATTTTAGGCACAGCCTCATTGGCTTCCCATTCAGGAAAAACTCCGAATATTTTCCTGAACCGCCACCAGTCTTCAGGACAGAAGTACTTACCTAAGAACCGCAGCTGTGCGTATAGGTCGAACGGCGAGCCTAGCGAGGGCGTTCCCGACAACAGCACGCGCCTGTGCGCCCTGCTAGCTAGAAGCTGTGCCGCCTTAGTGCGATTAGAGAAAGGAGATTTTAACTGATGCGACTCGTCAGCGATGATCGCACCGAAGGGGACCTCCACGAGTTGCTCGTGATACAAAGCGGCAGTGGCATAAGTAACTACTATTGCAGTTATATGTGGATCTTTGGCGTCTTTTACTTGCTTTAATTTCTTAGTTTTAGAAGCGCCATCTATGACGGCTATGCGGTCAGCCTCTATACCACCATGCGTTTTGAACTCTTCTACCCAGGTGTGAAGCATTACTCTGGGGCACAGAATAAGCATCTTATCCCCAGTAAGTCGCTGGAGATCTACGGTTATTTTACACTTTCCAAGCCCCGGAGCGTAGAATAGTCCCGCACGTAGATGGCGGTAAAGATGCGTAAGACCGTCTAGTTGGTGTTGGTATGGCTGTGTTATGAAACTAAAATCGTGAGGTATTTCTGCTTGACTACTTACGCTGTCGATATGCTCCTGAGCGGCCAAACTCAAGGTAAGGTCGTTGACCACCTTGCGCAGGTCGTCTATTACAAACTGATGTACCGGGTAAAATGCCGGAAACATCCAGCGCTGAGTAGCTCCATGAAAGGTAGCTCCGTACACCGTCTTGATTGAAGATAACGGTAGCTTCAAAAAGAAGACTGGCGTACCATTAACTTTGCCGTAGTCTAGGGTCGGCACAACTCACTCCTCCGCGTAGAACGGAAACACGTATGACAGGCGCAGCTGGCGGTAGCTTTTCATTTTCAGACCTGTCAACCATGCGTGGGGGCGGAAGCTATCCGAACCCCATGTTCGACTTCCTGACGGGCTTTGCGCCCCGGAAGCTGAAGGATCTTTTTAGGTGGGTAGAGTATCTCTACTACAACTCCGCGCACATCTTTGCGGCGCTGAAGAAGTTCGCAGAGTACCCTATAACAGATATTTCAATAGATACCAATGATGAAGTTCTGAAGGACAACTGGGAACGCGTTCTCACTAAGTCTGTAAAAGCCAAGAATATAGCGATATGTTCGGGGCTAGACCTTCATCTATACGGTAATTCGTTTATATCAATATACCAGCCGTTTAATAGATTTTTAATTTGCAAGGCTTGTAACGCCCGCACCAACATAAAGAAAGTAAAATACAGCTTCAAGCTAAAAAGCTTGAGTTTTACGTATCACTGCGCTGCGTGTCATCAACACACCACGGGTGAACTAAAAGATGACAAGGTCGCAGACGAAAAAAGAATAAACATTATTCGATGGGATCCTAAGCTGATAGATATCAACCATAACCCTATTACGGGTGAATCAAAGTATTATTACACGATTCCGCAAGAGCTGAAGCGCAAGGTAGAAAAGGGCGACGCACACATCATCAATACGATGCCCATCGAGTTCTTGCGGGCAATCAAAGAAGATAAAGTTTTCGAATTTGCAGACGGTCAGATCTACCATATGAAGATCGACCCGCCTGCGGGTATTGAGTCGCAGTGGGGATTCCCTCCACTAACCGCTACCATCAAGCTCTTCTTCTACACGGCAGTGCTGCGCAAGGCTAATGAGGCCATCGCGCTTGAGCACATCGTACCGCTTAGAATACTTCACCCTGCGCCTATTTCAGGTACTGCGGATCCCGCTACGACCATTAATTTGGCCAAATGGCGCCAGGAGATGGCGCAAAACATAAAGCGCTGGCGGAGAGATCCTAACCACATAATGTTTGCCCCCGCAGCCCTAGGTGTCACCATGATGGGCGGCGCCGGCCGGTCTTTGTTGACGCTGGGAGAGGTTAAAGAAGCGGAAGATAACATCATAGCCGCTATGGGTATCCCCAGAGAGTTCCTATACGGCGGGTTGTCTTTTACAGGCTCGTCAATAACTCTGCGCATGTTAGAAAATCAGCTTGAGACGTACGCGTCTCAGCAAAATACGCAGCTTGAGTGGATTATTGAGCAGGTATCTAAGATACTCGGCTGGAAGCCCGCAGAGGCGTCCTATATACCGTTCAGGCTCATTGACGATGCACAGCAGAAGCAGCTTTTGCTAAATATTAACTCAATGAAGCCGCTCATCTCGGATGGCACCATACTAGACATGTTGGATATAGATATAAATACGGAACGGGAGCGTCGTAAACAAGAGACGTTAGACGAGGCAAGATTCCAAATAGACACTCAACAGAAAGTACAAGAACTTCAGAATTCTGTAATGGCTCAAGCGAGCCAAGCTGCTATTCAGAATAACAGCGGTATGAGCTACAACCCTCAAATGATCCTCGCGCAAGCAGAACAATTAGTCGGTCAGCTACAGCAGATGGATCCTGGTAGTCAGAAGTCGTTCTTTGACCAGCTTTCGCAAGAAGACCCCGTAATGTATGCGGTGGTCAAGGATCGCTGGGAAACACTTAAGTCTGTTAATAAGCAGCAAGCAGTAGCGGCCGCACAAGGAGGCGCAGCCTGATGGGTGACGATTTCGCTAAGGCGTTGCGCTCCGCGCAGGAAATGCCGGAGCTTCCTGAAGAACTAGCCCGCATGGTACCGGACCTTTTGGCCGGCGATGCAGGACAACAAGCACTTGTTAGGCGTATAGGGGCTAATGAGGAAGGCAAAGTACCCGGCGGTAAAGAGTACGGGTTTGAATTTCAGTGCGCGCGTCTGACTATTGGTTATCGCGTAGTTGATTACCAAAATGGTTTTCCAGTTACCGAAGAGTACGACGAGTCAGATCGCCTTAAAGAGATAATGGATAAGTCGTTACGAGGGGAGGCTGTCATACATAAAAGAGAGTCTTCTTTCCTCAAGGACGGCACTGTAATCGTGTGGCTAGAGTGGATGGAAGTTAAAAACGCAGGTCCTAAAGAAAATAGAAGCTTTCTGACAATGTCAGAGCTGCTAGACCCTGCGCCCTCTAAGCCTTCCGAAGAAGACAAAGAAGACGCAGGGTCCGACAACTCAGATGACGAAGAATGATCAGAACAGGGGGATGGGCAGAATATACATTTTCAGCCCTCCCCCTCGCCCAAAATCTGGTCCACGTGGTTCAGCAGGTCTTTGACTGCCGGCGTGATGACCTTTGTCTGCCACCGGGGTTTAGCCTGAGAGGTCCAGCAAGCGCGGCACCATTTTGGCGTAGTCCACGCCTTACCGGCTGCCAACCGGTCATAGATTACACCGGCGGGCACACTGAAGGTCGCACGACACTTCACACACTCACAGCGGTCGGCTGTGATTTGTCGCCACGACTGGACATCGTACCGCTGCATGGCCTCGAATGCCTCCTTAGTAGTAGGGGGCATCAGCTGTGGGTAACAGCTGGGGCACAGTCCGCGTTGTTTATCTGCGCTGCCGCAGAAAAAGCAGTCGCGGTCCTGCTGGCGAAACACCACCGAGTAGAAGCGCCCCAAGTCCTGCACGCTAGCAGGCGTCGCAGGGATGTTGCGATTCATAGTGAACTCAACGGCCACCAGGCCGCAGCGGTTATTGTGCGTAGCCCACACAGCAAGGCGCGCCGCCTCAAGGTTGAGATTGTCGATCAGTGCGACGTCGGAAGCAGTCAGCATTTTTTACCTCCTTTTGGTTTTTTATTGCTAAGTAACTAAGAGCGACATCTACTTTTACCAGTTTATGTGCTAATTATCTGAGCGTAGTTCCTATACTAGAGAGGCCGCCATGCCGAATGACTACACGCCCATACTCGCGGACTCTGTAACCAAGCGGGAGCTCATCCGCGAGAAAACTATCCAAGGTTTGCAGGGCCTCTTTCCAATAATCGGAAAGAACACGGTTCTAGAATTAAAAAACTTAGAGGCTAAGCCTAAGGTCTACTCGTCTAACGATCAGAAAGACGCAATCCTACGCGGAAAGACGTTACACGAGCCGGTGACGGGCACTCTCACGCTTCGTGACTCAAAGACAGGCAACGTAATAGACGAGCACAAGAACTTTACGCTGCTTCAGCTGCCATATTTCACTGAGCGGCATACTTTCATAGTCGGGGGTAATGAATACGACATACCCCACCAGCTACGCCTCAAACCTGGTGTCTACACCCGTGAGCGCGGCAACGGAGAATTCGAAGCAGCGTTCAACCTTAGCAAAGGTACCAATTTCCGACTTTCTATGGAGCCGGAGTCGGGAAAACTGCACATGGAGCTGGGAACCTCCAAGCTACCGCTGTATCCCTTGCTAAGAAGCTTGGGAATACCTGATGCAGACATACGCAAGCATTGGGGAGCCGACTTGCGCGATATGAACGCGTCTTTTGCGGGAGAAAATAAAGAAGAAACTGTTTTAAGTAAGATTATTGCAAAGGTAAAGCGGCCTGAGCAGGCAACGCCGAGTACGCTAGAGGCTAAGCGTGATTTCGTAAGAGAATACTTTAATAATACCGCTATGGATCCTGATGTCAATCAATCGACGTTAGGACTACCCGTAGATAAGGCCAATGGCCTGGCGCTTCTTACTGCCGCCACTAAATTAATCAAGGTGCATCGAAACGAAGCGCAAGAAGACGACCGCGATAGCCTTGAATTTAAGACTATTCACGCTGTAGACGACTTTTTTAAAGAGAGATTACTGGTTGATGCGAAGCGTACTTTAGCTAAAAAGCTAAAGACAAAGATGGATACCGTCAAAGACAAAGAAATAAAACGCATAATTCCTAATTCATTTTTTAATAAGTCAATAAATTCGTTTATAACTAACGCGTCGCTGTCTTCGATACCGATGCAGATTAACCCCATCGAGATAATCGATCACGCAGGCCGTGTGACCGCACTCGGTGAGGGCGGCATTAGTAGTGAACGCGCAATACCCTTTGAATCGCGAAAAGTGCACAATACGCACTTAGGTATTTTAGACCCTGTTCGTACACCTGAAAGTTTCAAGGCGGGCATTGACATACGTGCCTCGTTAGCCGCGTTTAGAGATAACAGCGGTAACATGTATTCTTTAATGTTAGACGGTAAGACTAAAAAGCCCGTACATGTGTCAGCCAAAGACCTGGCTAAGTCTACGGTGGCTTTTCCAAATCAAGACGAACAGCACGCTCACGTAGACGCGATACGCGGTACCGACGTAGTGTCCGTTCCTAAAAACGAGGTAGATTACTACGTACCTAATTCTACGTACTTTTTCAGCCCCTCCACTGCGCTAGTGCCTTTCCTAAACGGAATGCAGGGCAACCGCGCAATCATGGGCTCTAAATTTCAAACACAGGCTTTGCCTCTGATTACCCGTGAAGCTCCGCTAGTGCAGGCTGCTGCTCCCCGTGCGGGGCAGAGTATGGAAAAAGAGCTAGCACGTCTCATCGTGCCTACTGCGCGTGTTAACGGCGTAGTACATAAGATTGATAGCGATTTCATTTATATAAAGCCCGATAAAGTAAAGACAGCTGCTAAAGACAGCGATCTGATTAAGATCCCCTACGACACATACTTCCCGCTGTCATCTAAAACCTATTTACACAACGAACTAAAAATAAAAGAAGGAGATGCCGTAAAGGAAGACCAGACTTTAGCTGAAAGCAACTTCACTAAGGATGGAACCCTCGCGCTAGGTAAGAATCTGCGCGTAGCGTACATGGCTTATTACGGTAAGAACTCCAATGACGCCGTGGTAATAAGCGAAGGGGCCTCTAAAAAGCTGACGTCAGAGCACATGTATAAAGAGGTCCTTGAGAAGGGGCCCGACGTTACGCTAGGCAAAGCCAAGTATGTCGCATACTACGGCGCTCGCTTTACAAAGGAGCAGCTTGATAAGCTAGATGCAAACGGCATGGCTAAGCCCGGCGCCGTTTTTAAATTCGGTGATCCGCTAATCTTAGGATTGCGTAAGGCCGCCCCTACTCCTGAGGCGGTATTGCTAGGCAATTTACACAAGTCTCTTGTAAAGCCTTACGCAGACGTAGCTGTAACGTGGACGCACGCTACTGACGGCGTAGTTCAAGATGCCGTGGATTCAGCTCGCCAGATAATGGTTACGCTTAGAACGCAAGAGCAGATGAAGATAGGAGATAAGCTCGCTAATCGCTTCGGCGGTAAGGGCGTTGTTTCCGAAATAATACCTGATGAGCGGATGATAAAAGACGAGGCAGGTAAGCCCGTAGACTTGATTTTTACATCCGCAGGCGTCGTTAGCCGTATTAATCCGTCGCAGATTGTTGAAGCCGCCTTAGGTAAGGTTGCGGAAAAGACGGGTAAGCCCATAGTCATCCCGCAGTTCATGCCTGAGGATAACGTACAATTTGCTAAAAACTTGTTGGCAAAGCACGGAGTAAAAGACAAAGAGACGGTGTATGACCCCGTCTCAGGCAAACGCATACCGAACATTTTCGTAGGACGTTCCTATATACACAAGCTCTTCAAGTCCACCGAGACTAACTACGCTGCTCGCGGTGTTTCGGATTACGACGTCAACTTACAGCCTACCAAGGGCGGCGATGACGGCGCAAAGGGTCTAGGTAAAATGGAAATCAACACGCTGTTAGCGCATAACGCGCGCAACGTGTTGAAAGAGGCGCTTACGACCAAAAGCGAGAAGAGCGATAATTTTTGGCGTAGCTTTGAATTTGGTCTGCCTCCGACACCTCCAAAGACCCCTTTCGTGTCTGAAAAGTTCGTGTCTATGTTGAAGGGCGCGGGCATCAATGTAGACAAGCGCGGCACCGAACTATTTTTAGGCCCGATGACAGACCATGAAGTATCTAAACTGTCGTCAGGCGCCCTTGCGTCACCAAGCCTAGAAAAGTCTAAGTCGTTCATGGTGAATGCTAAAAACATGGCACCTGAGAAGGGCGGCCTGTTTGACCCTGTGCTTACCGGAGGATTGGCCGGTACGCGCTGGGCGCACATGGAGTTAGCAGAGCCTACCGTTAATCCAATATTTGAAGAGCCTGCTAGAAGACTACTAGGCCTAACGCAAAAAGAGTTTTTAGATGCGCTGAAAACGCACGGCGGGACCGGCATAAAGAAGCAATTAAACGCCATAAATCTTGACGAGAAACAGAAAGAGCTATTAGCCCTCACTAAGAAAAAGAAGGGCTCTGATTTAGACGATGCAGTAAAGCAGCTGAAGTACATCGCTGCCCTGAAACAGGCCAACATAACCAAGCCCGGCGATGCTTATGTAGTTAGCAAGATCGCAGTCATACCGCCCGTAATGCGGCCAATCATGCCTTCAAAGCGCGGTAATGACTTGCAGGTGTCCGACCCTAACTACCTTTATCGCGACGTAGGGCTATCAAGCGAGGCTTTGAACAACGCCAAGGAGATAGGCCTCACTGATTCTCTGTCTTCAGCCCGAGAACACTTATACGATACGGTAGGCGCATTGTTCGGCATTAACGACCCTACTAGCCCACAGCTCCAGGGCCGCGCCGTTAAGGGCTTCATTGCGAACATTACGGGCGCAGGCTCCCCAAAGACGGGCTTCTTTCACAAGAAGATACTTAAGCGCCAGCAAGACTTGTCGGGTCGAGCCACTGCCACTCCCGACAATACGCTTAACATGGATCAAATAGGCATCCCGGAAGACATGCTCTGGGATACCTACTCTAAATTCATAATGAGAGGTCTAGTGGGCCAAGGCCACAAACCTTTAAATGCCCTTGAAATGATCGAGAAAAAGCACCCTCTTGCTAAGGCGGTGCTAGACGCTGAGATTTCACGCCGGCCGGTCTTCGTTAATAGAGCGCCATCGCTGCACAAACATAATTTCGTTGCAGCCTATCCTGTGCCGGTAAAGGGCTACTCTCTCCGAGTAAATCCCTTCATGGAAGCCGGTCAAAACCTAGATTACGACGGCGATACCATGCAGATTCACGTTCCAATCGGAGAGGCGGCACTTAAGGAGGCACAGAACCTTACGCTGTCTAAATTGCTATTTAGCGACAAGAACCGCGATTCGCTGATGGTATTCCCGCAGCACGAAGCTATCCTAGGAACTTACGTTGCTACCGCAAAGATGGATGCAGGTCCGCCTAAAATATTCAAGAGTAAGGCGGCTGCCGTAGAGGCGTACCGTACCGGCAAAATAACCATGAGCACGCCGATTGAGATTAAGCCATGACCACCATACCGTACAGGCAAGGCTGTGTAGCGGCCTTACAGAAGGTCGGCGTAGATGTAGGAAGTGCCGGTAATTACCTGGGTACAGCTATTGGAGCTGCGGTAGGGACTGCAACAGGGGGGCCGATGGGTGGCTTGGCTGGTAGTGCCGTGGGCGGCCTAGTAGGCGACCGCCTAATAAACGTTCCTGCTAACATGGCGCTGGACGCGGCACGGCGTATGTCTAGCCAATACCATGCTACGCGAAATTACTTAAATGAACCAGTAGGCATAACACCCTACGTGCAGGATCAAAATGTCTTCTGAAATACTAAAGCTAGCGTACGCGGCGGGGCGTAGTGACGCTCTATACACCTTACTAGGTA